CTTTAGATAGAGTAAATGTTAGAAGATTGTTGATAGAATTAAAATCATATATTTCTCAAGTAGCAGATAACTTAGTATTTGAACAAAATACAATAGCAACAAGAAACAATTTCTTAAGCCAAGTTAACCCATACTTAGAAAGTGTACAACAAAGACAAGGTTTATATGCCTTTAAAGTAGTAATGGATGATTCAAATAACACACCAGATGTTATTGACAGAAATGAAATGGTAGGTCAGATTTATATCCAACCAACAAAAACAGCAGAATTTATTTACCTAGATTTCAATGTTTTACCAACTGGAGCTACTTTCCCGGCATAAAAATTAAAAAATTAGATATTTATAATCGAAAATAAACAATAAAAAATGGCAGTATTAAACCCCAACGAAATATTCTTTACAGCGTTTGAACCCAAACAGCAGAATAGATTCATCCTTTATATGGATGGCATCCCAAGCTTTATGATTAAAAAAGTAAGTGCTGTAACTTTGGAGCAAGGAATAGTAACTCTGGATCATATTAACGTGGAAAGAAAAGTTAAGGGTAAATCAAAATGGTCGGATGTTACTTTATCACTATACGATCCAATTACACCATCGGGTGCTCAAGCAGTAATGGAATGGGTAAGACTACATCACGAATCTGTAACAGGTAGAGATGGTTACTCTGATTTCTATAAGAAAGATTTAACCGTTAATGTTTTAGGACCAGTAGGAGATATAGTTTCAGAATGGATTTTAAAGGGAGCATTTATTACTAATGCTAATTTCGGGGATTATGATTGGACATCTGCAGATACAGCAACTGAACTTACAATGACAGTAGCAATTGACTACGCAGTATTGAATTTCTAAAAAATTTCATATATTTTATTAAGAAGAGTTTGACAATGTCAAGCTCTTTTTTTATCTTGGTATTTATTACATGAAAAACAAGTTATAACCAAATAAAAATTATGAGCGAATTGAAATTCCCAACTGAAGAAGTTGAATTACCTTCTAAAGGTTTAGTTTACCCAAAAGATAATCCACTATCAAGTGGAAAAATTGAAATGAAATATATGACTGCTAAGGAGGAGGATATATTGACAAATCAAAACTATATTAAGCAAGGAACAGTAATAGATAAATTGTTAAAATCTTTAATTATTTCTAAAGATGTTGATTATGATGACTTAATAGTAGGTGACAAAAATGCTATTCTAATAGCAGCCCGCATTTTAGGTTATGGTAAAGATTATGAATTTACGTATAACAATGAAGAAGTTACTGTTGATTTAACTGAGTTACAACCTCAATATTTGGATGAGAAGATGCTAGTTGATGGAAAAAATGAATTTTCCTATACTCTCCCCCATACAAATACACTTATCACCTATAAATTATTAACTAATAGGGATGAGAAAAAAATAACAGCTGAAGTAAAAGGACTTAAAAAAATCCACAAACACTCCTCTCCCGAATTATCTACTAGATTAAAATTTATGATTACTTCAGTAGGAGGAGATTCTGAGAACTCAAAAATTAGAGAATTTGTTGATAATTATATGTTAGCTAGAGATTCTAGAGCATTCAGGGAGCACGTTAAATCAACACAACCAGATATTATCATGAAATTTGATTATCAAGGGGATAACAACGTAGAGGAGGACGTTAACATCCCCATGACTGCCGGGTTTTTTTGGCCTGACGCCTGAGTATAGAAAATACATATTTAAAACAATTCATGACATATGCTACCATGGTCAAGGTGGATATGATTTCAATACTGTTTACCATATGCCTTTATGGTTGAGAAAATTCACTCTCCAACAAATAATTGATTGGAAAAAGGATGAAAAAGCAGAGTACGAAAAAGTATCATCCCAAAATACTAATAAACAAACAGCAATAGGGGCTGATGGGAAAATTAACCCATCAGCTTTCCAAAGACCTACAAAATCTAGCTATTAATAGTATTTATAACAAACCACTATAATGGCTAAAGGAGATTTAAACAAAAATATTGAGGGTGCTAAAGAAACTATGGACGAATTATTATTCGCCACTAGAGACTTTACTGATGAAGTAAAAAAATCTGCAAAAGAAGTTTTTGGTATAGGTACTAGTGCCAACTCCGCAACTAAAGCTTTTAGGGATATAAGTACATCACTTCAAAATATGTCATCCCAAATGGATGATATTGTAGAGGGAAATGTAACCGTTAAAGATTTAGCCAAAGAACAAAATAAATACGCTAAAACACAAGCCAAATTCCAAACAGAATATAGACAAGCTCTGGGTAAAACCAAATTAACCCAAACCCAAATAAATAATATTCTATCGGGACAACTAGATTACCAAGATGCAATCTATGAAGATTTAGATAACATGGATTCTTCTCTCTCAAGTCTCCTAGACCAATATCACCAACAAGCTAAAATCAATAAGGAGAATGAGAAAATAATGGCTAACATGGCTAAAAGAGCCAATAATATCCAAAAAGGAGTAGGACTTGCAGGGGCAGCCTTTTCAGGTTTAGGTGGAATCCTGAAAAAGGCAGGATTAGGAGATATTGGGGATAAAATGGGGTTGGATAAAGCTGTAGCTGAAGGTAGAAAACTTTCATCCACATTAACTGATGGTGGGAAGAATGCTGCTGGATTAGGAACTAAACTTAGAGTTGCTGGAAAAATGGCAGGGACTATTGGTAAAAACTTAATGGCATCTTTTGGTCCTATGGCATTGATTGGGATGTTTCTCAAACAAATGATATCATCCACAAAAGAAGTTGATAAAATAGCAGGTGAACATGCTAAAACCCTAGGGGTTTCTTATGAAAGAGCTTTAAAATTAGGTACTGAATATCGACAAATGGCTAGAGATGCAGAAGGTCTTCTTTTAACAGGAAAAGACATAGCTGAAGCCCAAGGAAAATTAAATGAAAAATTCCAAATTGGGGGGAAATTTAGTGGAGATATAGCAGCAGATTACGCCCACATCCAAATGCGAACTAACCTCTCAGATAAAGCCATGGGGTTTTTAGTTAAAAAACAAATTAAAGGTGAAAAAACAATTAAAAACCAACTAAAATCTCTCCAAAAAACTGTAACCCAATTCAATATTCAAAACAAAATGACTTTGAATGTAAATAAGGTTATGGAAAAAATTGCTAAAGCCTCTAAATCAATACACCTCTTTACCAAGGGAAATGTAGCGGAGTTAGCTAAAACTACTATGTTAGCCCAAAAATTCGGGGCTGAAATGAGTACAATTGAGGGTATAAGTTCTAGTTTGTTAGATTTTGAGTCATCAATCCAAAATGAATTAGAGGCTGAGTTATTATTGGGTCAAGATATTAATCTTGAAAAAGCAAGACAAGCAGCGTTAACAGGGGATACTGCCAAATTAACTGAAGAGTTAATGAATCAAGAAGCCATACTAAATGCTTTTGCTACTGACAATGTCCTAGCACAGGAAGCCGCAGCCAAAGCTATAGGTTTAAGTAGAGACCAATTGGCAGAAATTGTTATGAGCCAAAAAGAACAACAAGCTTTACAAGACACCTTTGGGGATGGTGTAAAAGATGTTAATGGTGCCTATGAGGCATATAAAGAAATGCTAGCTGAGGGTAAAACAGAACAAGAAATTTTCAACCAATTAGGAGATGAAAACCTCCAACAACAACTAAATAGTCTATCTGCCGCAGACGAGTTAGAACAGGTAAAACAAGCAGAATTAGATAAGGCAGCTGACCTAGCAGCAAAATTACTAGAACAAAAACAAACTTTTATGGATATGGTAATGGGTGCAATAAAATTTGGTAAAGTGCTTGCTGGAATTTATGTTACCTATAAACTAATTAGGGGTGTAATGTGGGCAATGCAAATGATAGAAAAAGCAAAATTAGCAATGCAAAAAACCCAAACTGCTCTCCAAGCAGGTGAAAAGGTAGGTTTATTAGCAAGCCTATCAGCTAGAATTGGAAACGCAATAATGACCGCGTATGCTACTTTAGGCCCTATCTTAGGAATAGCAGCTGGAGTAGCAATAGGAGCTTTAGGTATGAAATATATGTCTGATGGTGTCATAGGACCTGGAGGTGAAATGGTAGTCTCAGGACCAAAAGGATCTATTCAATTAGATAAAAATGATTCTATTATAGCAGGAACTAATTTAGGGGGAAAAGGTGGTGATAGTGGAGGAAACAAGCAAGACAACAGTGAAATGTTAGGTTTACTTAAACAAATAGCCAATAAAAACACAGTGATAGAAATGGGCGGAAACGAAGTAGGTCAAGGCATTAACACCGCAGAACGAGAAATTCAATAAAATTTAATATTTATAATAAACATAAAAATACAACACAATGGGACTATTAGATAAATTAACAGCAACAACAGGAACAGGATCTCCACTATCTAGAGGAAATGGTTCAACTCCTGCTACACCTGTAGGAGCAACAGCTCAATCAAAACTACAATTTACATATTCCATAAATGGGATACCAAATGTACCTAACAAACCACAACCTTCAACATTAGATTTAGACGGGGTTGTACCTGCAAATAACTACAGAGATAACTCACCAGAAGGAGCTTCATTTTAATGGGACTAATAGACCTAAAAACTGATTTAAAATCACTCCGTTTTGGGGTAAATCCATCCTCAGATAGACCTGGGGGTGGTAATAGTAGTCAACCATATATAGTAGACCCTATTGATGATTCAGAACAACTCCCTACAACTAATGAAGATTTTCTTTTAAGGGGAGGGATGAATGCTCCTAAGGATGCTCTTTTGGATGTAAAGAGATTAACTAAATGGTTTTTTGATGATAAAAACCCATCAGGTATACTTTTTACGGCAAAACAAAACGCATTATCCCTTATAGCCGCAAGAACCCAAGCAAGTGGAGTTGGTCCAAATGAGGGGATTTATACACCACTATCCACATTAGGTCAAGCTTTAGGAGGATTTGCGGGTTTACACTTACCAAAACAAGGATTAATTCCTGGGTTAGGAGTTAGATTATATGGTCCTAAAAGTTCTAATAATCCTCTAAGCATATCAGTAGTTGATAAAGTAGTTGGGGGAGAGGATGGATTGAAAAATAGGCTAGTGCAATTAACTGATTATAAAATTAATAAAAGTGTTACTTGGGATAAAGAATATAGGAAGAACCAAATAGCAAAAAATGAAAATAATATCTTATCTTATCTAGGAGGTTCTAAATCACCCTTAGGAATAGGAAGAACCCAAATTGAACGAGCTACAGATAATACGGGTAAGCCTTTAGGAACCGGACAAAATTCTCAACTATTTTTTGATTTAAAGAATGGGGATTTTGGGTATGATAAGTTTATTGGAGGAGGAATACCGGGTTTTAATACATCCCTCACAGCTTTAAGATCTTTTACAAACATAAACTCAATTTTTGCTGGAGAGCAAAAAGGTAAAATTCAAGAATCCTTCACTAAACCATTATTACAAGAAGATATAAAAACATCTACAATAATGAGTATTTCCCCTTCTTATACTAATGCACAAAATACTATAGATGGGGAATCCACTTCAAGAATAAACCATCTTTCTCCGGGCCAAAGAGGAAACATAATAAGTTACACAGCAGGAAAAAGAAATATCCTTGGTGAGTCTATAGGTCCTATAGATAAAATTAATGCTAAACCAATATATCAATCAAGTAATGAAACCCCAGATGAGTTAGAATCTACTAATGATTTAATCCAATTTAGGATAGCAGCTTTAAACAATAAGGATCCCAAACTAAAAGAATACATCCACTTTAGAGCCTACATAGATGACTACTCAGACAAATACTCTGGAAAATGGAAATCTATTAATTATATGGGGAGAGCAGAAGCATTTCACAAATATGATAGTTTTGATAGAGATATAAGTTTATCATTTACTGTAGCAGCTCAATCCAAAGAGGAATTAATGATTCAATATAAAAAACTTAACTTCCTAGCTTCTAATTTAGCACCAACTTACAGTGCTGCAGGTTATATGGGTGGTCCTTTAGTAACATTAACTGTAGGAGGATGGTTATATGAACAACCAGGTTTTATAACAGGGTTATCTTTATCCCCAATGAAAGAATCTCCATGGGAGATAGGAATTAATGATCAAGGAGGAAGAGATGAATCAGTTAGAGAATTACCTCATATAATTAAAGTCAGTGGGTTTGGATTTACTCCAATT